TAAGAGTACATCGCATCCATGAAGCATTGCTCGCGCTGAGTTTGTCTTTCCAGAAGACGGGAAATATGCAGAGCATCCTGTAAGCTCACCTATGTATTCCTGCCGCGAAAAGTTATGCTTGATTGCGTTGTTGATCATTCAAGCCTCACCGTTTGCCAATAAATCGGTCGTAGCTATCCTCATCACGCTCATCCTCCCATCCACTACCAGCAAAGCTCCTCGGCGCCGCCGACTCCAGCACCAGCAGCGAAAGCACCCGATTGCCGCCCGGGTAGCTGTGCTTCATCTCGCGCAGGGTGATGCCGGGTGGCTCGGATGAGCACCAGTGCTGCGTGGGCTTATTCGGCAAACTGATCGGCCAGGAGGTCAACGTCAAGCTCGCCAGGGTCAAGCCCCTTAATGCTATAAACGGCTGCGGCTATCAAGGCAATTAACTGCTCGCGCTGAGCGCCTAGAAGGGTTTCCTCATCGAGTATCTTGATGAGCTTTTTGGTGTCACGATTCAGGAAGCCATTACGCATCAGGCTTCTTTTTACCCTGTCTATTTTGAGATGGTAAATCGAGTCCACCATAAGCACCTCCAGGTGTGCGATCAGCCCCTTGAACTCACTGTCCAAACTTATTCCCTGCATCAGGATGATTTGGTCGGAGAGTTTTTCCGTCTCATCGTCGGTGAGATGAACCCCATCCGGCAGCGGGATGCGCTGCATCGCAAGCGCACTTGCATTTATCCACGAGAAATAGGCCTGCATCAGCTCCAAGTGAAACCGCACCTCCTTGCTGAGCCAGAGCTTGTTGCGACTGACTTGTTGTTCGAATGCGCGGAAAAACTCCTGGAATGCGNCGTTGCTTGAAAAAACTTTTGCATATTGGAGGTTTGGTCCATGAGGCAAATTTAGCTCATGGGCAACCATTAATTCATGCAATTCCTGGCTGCGTTTTTCTCGGCATCTCGACGGTGAAGGAGGCGTTACTCAAGGAAATCGAGAATCGTCTGTTCGCTATTGATCCGCTTTTCCAAAATAACGCCTGCGACACGCGTTCTCTCATCCTTTTTCTTCAGATAAAACGTGGTGACGAAGGCGATGATCAAGCCCGCAATCAGCGTAGAGGCAAGGCTGAAAACGCCTTGCCAGACAAACTCTGGGTAGCTAAGAAAAATCTGCTTCAAGTCCATCTCAGTTGCCCCTGCCTATGAACCGGTCGTAGCTATCCACCACCGGCTCCTCGTCCTCATCCCTTCGCCTCTAGCGCCTCTCGGCCTCCGGAATCACCAGTAAATGCCATCTGTCGCGCTGGGGGCGTAGCGCATTCACATAGCGCAAGTGCGTGAGAGTATGGCTACAGCTTCGCGCCGCTACCAGTCTCTGACATAATTTTACCGTCATGGTCAGAGATAGGGAGGGGCGAAAGTGCCACGTAAAAAGTCACTCAAGAACGGCAAACACCTGGTCGACCTGCTCGATTCGGCCATGGTGCCGGCCATCCGCATGCTGGCCACCATCGACAAGTTCGCCTTTCTTCCCATCCCCACCGCCGCGCTGCCCGACGCTGATATCCGTGCCCAACTGGTAGCAGCCTTGGCGGAAGCCGACCCCATCGCCCTCGCCGTGGCGGACCAGGAGGCCATGCGCGTGCTCGATCTGGCGCGCTTTCGGACCGAGCACCTGCTGTCCCGTGCGCGGGATGCGCTGGAATTCGAGGGACACCCTGAGCTCGATACGTTCGACCCGAGAGCCGATGCGATCACCCGGCTGATCTGGCTGCGGGCCAAGGCCTCCCGCATCTTTGATCAGGTGGAGACAGCCTACTTGACCCATCACTTTCACGGCCACGCCAAGTTCCACAGCTTTGGCGTCAAAGGAGGGCAGGCGCAGGCGTTTGTCTGGTCCGATGAGGTGGAGTCACGCCTGCACGCAGCGGTCACCCAAGAGCTGGCCCTCTCCGATGAGGACAAGGCCGGTTGCGAGATCATCCATTTCGAGATGGCTGACGGTGACGAGGAACAGCCCAAGCTGCTGCATTACCTGGTCGTTTATCACCCTGGCAAGATGCGCACGCAGCGGCAGATGCTCCAGGGTCGGCGTGATTTGCTCGCTTTCATCCCGGCGCTGGAAGCTACGCTGATCTACGACCCATCGGCCAACAAGGTCCACGTTCTGTCGAGCCGACCTCGCGTCGCCAAAGCGCTCGCCGATCGCTTCTCCCAGATTGGGTTCGAGAAGCCGCTGTCCCAGGAACCGATGGACGCCGTGGCCTACGAGTTGTCCATGTTTCGCGCGCCCATTGACCTGCGGCTGAGGGCCAAGGCCCCGGGCGTCCGGGTGGAGGATGCCTGGGTGGCCTCCCTGACGGTGAGTCTGGGGCACACCCGCCACAGCCTGACCTTCGATCTGGATCACAGCGACAACATCTGGACCCTGAGCGATAGCAACTTTGGGCCGTTCAACCCGATCACGTGCTGCCGTGCCATCGAGGAGATCAAGCTCTCGTTCAGCGTGCGCTTTGACGGCGACGAAGCCCCTCGAGCCATCGACATCACCATCGGCCAGTCAGGTGGCTCCAATTTACTGACCCTGCGCGACCCCAAGCTGCGCCGCTGCGCGGAAGCCCTGTTGCAGTCGCTGGGCGTGATGAAACGGATTGAGCCCGCGCCCGTGGGCGCTGATCTGGCCTTGTTCCAAGCGGAACTCCAACTGCTGGATCTGATGAGCAACGAGATCGATGGCCATTGCTTGGCCGAATTGAACTTGTCGGCTGAGCAGTTGCTCGAGCGTGGTCTGCTGTCGCAAAAGGACTTCGGCACCCACATCACGGTGCAAGTCGATGAGGAAGATGGGCAGCGGGTCTACCGCCGTCTTGAGGTGCAGTTCGACAGCCGCCGCACTTGGGCGGTTGATGACGTGAGCGGCCATACCTACGAACTCGCTGAAGGCGGTCTGCGGCGTTACGGCATCAACAAGGCCTACCTGCGCGAACGCCTCAGCAGCTTGCTGGCCGGTCAACTGGTCGATGTGCCCTTGACGGTCGATGAGGCGGAACCCTTTTACCTCGGCGACTATGCCCTGGGAGATGAGCGCGTGCCCATTTACCTGGTTACCGGGCTGTGGCACGCCCGGCATGCCGAGAAAACTGGAGCTGGAAATCCGCAAGCAGAACCTGGGCATTGGTGTGGTGCTCACGACGACCCTGCCGCTTGCCCGGCGTTTTCTGGGGTCGAGCCTGGTGGTTGCGCTCGAAGCCTTGATCGATCCTGCCCAGGCGGGCGTGCGGCTCGAACTGTCTCGGCTCTGTGGTGAGCTGCGCAAGTGGCGCGGTCCTGCGGCGACGGCTGACACCCCCCGTCTGATCAAGGATTCCAGCAGTTCGGCGGTGCTGATCGGTCCTTGGGATCAGCCATGGCCATTGACGACTGTGGAGACGGTCGCGGCGGTGGAAGTGCTCGTGGAAGCATGGAATAGCGGCAAGCGTAAATGCACCCGGGATGAGGTGCTGGGCAGCTTTGCCGGTGCTCGCACCCTGGATGAGCGCTTTCGTCAACACCCGCGCTGGGCGGTCTACATCCGGGGTGCCGATGGCAACGAGCGCCCGCGCCTGTGGGAGCTGAACATTGGCCAGCCCAATCCGCCTGCCAAGAAGGCCCGGCGAAAAGGAGCGTCACCTTCAGAGGATGATCAGCCTGAGGCGGCTGGCCTTCCTGCCTGAGGCGGGTCTTGTAAAAGCTGTGTGATCTCTGCGGGAAAACTGCGGCATCAAAATTTGCCATGTGACCAGAATCAGGAGCACCCGAAATTTCCCGGAGTGCTTCCATGTCGCAACAGCCCAGTACCTACCTCCAGTCCGCCCTCAACGCAGCCGCCACCCGCACCTACCGCCTGGCCACCCGCTTCGGCCTCTCAAACGCTGAGCGCGAAGACCTGCAGCAGGACCTGATCCTCGACCTGCTCGAACGCGAGCATGCCTTCGATCCCGAGAAGGCCAGCGCCAACACTTTCACCGGAATGGTCTCGCAGCACCGCGCTGTCGAGCTTTTGGACCGCCTGATCAAGGACCGGATGCGGCTGCATTTCTGCGGCCGCGGGGGTGAGGCGGCGAACGATCCCCACCTAGACGATCCCGACCCCGACCCTTGCGGCGGTGCGGTGATGCCCTTGTGGGCGGATGACCACGACCTCTTTGCGGACAGCGACACACTGCACGATTTGACTACGGCGCTGGCCTGCATGAACGGCGATCAGCGCGCGCTCTTCGATCTGCTCGAGCAGACCCAGGACCTGGCCGAGGCCTGTGAGGCCAGCGAGCTGTCCACGGCCACCTTCTACCGCCGCATCACGGCGTTGCGGATGCATCTGCGCATGTTCGGCCTCAAGGCGGCAGCGTGAAGGCAGCGGCCTGATCAGGGTGCGCCGCACCCCCTGAGAAAAACCTCCCCCACCCCCGGTAAGAACCTGCAGATACCGCCCAAGCGCTCACGGCGCCGGCGGTGTCGGCCACCGCTTTGTCCATTTTTTTAGGAGATCTGTCGTGCTGACCTCTTTGAACCCCACGGCGGCGACTGCCGCCAATCCGAGCAGCATCCCCTTGGTGCTGCCTGTTGGCCTGTGCGCCACGCCGCGCCGCGCCCTCACCGAAGCCCAGTTCTGCGACTGGATGGCAGATGCCCGCGTGGGTGAAGCCCTCCAGTACCACGAAGGTCTGCTGCTGCGCGACCGCAGCGAGAGCGCCAGTGCGCTCAACGCCAAAGAGCGTGCCCGCTTGCACGCGGTCGCGCGCCGGGCCTGGATCGCCTGCGAACTGGGTCTGGTGCATCTGTTCAGCGTCAAGGTCGATGAAGGCCACTACCGCTACATCGCCCTGCGTTCGGCCCACAACCCGCTGCCCAATGTCGCCAGCCCCTTGGCATCAGCTTCGCACTGAACGGAGAAGGCGCATGAACCTATCAAGAAATCCGCACGCGCTTGCTGAGCGCCCTGTCGCGACGCTTGCCCCCACGCCACTGGCGGCAGCGCTTTCCCAAAGCGGCATCTCGCTGCCCCATCCCCTTCCTCGATCTCTCCGCCCAGGTCATCCGTGACCTGCCGCTGGAGAACGTCGCTGCCCCTGCAGCGCTTCATCGCCGAGGCCAAGTCGGAGTTGGCCACCCTGGCTGCGATGGTGCAGACCGGCCTGGAGACTGCGCTACGCCGATGCGGCCAAGGCGCAACTGCTCGCCAAAGGCCAGGACACCGGCACCACGCATCTTCAGGACGCCGGCTTCGACATCACCGTCGAGATCGGCAAGGACGTGAAGTGGGAACCCAAGGGCTTGACTGAACTGGTGGCCAAGATCGAAGCCACCGGCAGCGATCCGCGCGAGTACGTCGAGATCAAGTACTCGGTGTCGGAAGCCAAGTTCAAGGCCTGGCCGCAGACCTTGCGCGCACCCTTCGAGGCCCTGCGCACCGTCACGCCCAAGGCACCGAAGTTCGTGCTGCGCCGCATGGATGCGAATGGGGAGGGCAAGTGATGAACAGCCTCGCACCCCTGATCTTCGAGCCCGTACCGCTGCCCTGGGCTGAACTGCGTGCCAGCTTACCGCGCGCCATTGGACTGCCCGACCCCGAAGACGAAACCGGTGACGACGAGGTGCTGTTCAAGCGCATCGACCGCGTCACCCCCAACGAGCTCAAGCAGCACCTCAACGCGCGCGTCGGCCAGCTGATCCTGGACATCGAGCACATCCGGCTGCTGGGCGAACTGCACGAGCGCGCCGTTGCCGCCGGGTGCGACCGCGACGCCCCGGCGTTTGCCGCCCTCGAGCGCCAATCCGGTGCGCACCTGTCTGTCGTCCCCACTCCGTCCATCCCGTCATCCCAAGGAGCCCAGTAATGGCCATCTCGCTCAACCAACTCGTGCGCGCCGCGCGCCCCAAGCCGCCAATCATGACCGTCTACGGGGTTCACGGTATTGGCAAAACCACCTTCGCTGCCCAGGCCCCCAGCCCGGTGTTCGTTCAGACCGAGGACGGGCTCGGCACGCTTGCTTGCCCCCACTTTCCGCTGGCAGGCACGTTCGAGGATGTGATCGGCGCGCTGGCGGCGCTCTACACCGAACCGCATGACTTCAAGACCTGCGTGATCGACAGCGTCGACTGGCTCGAAGCGCTGATCTGGGCCAAGGCCTGCCGCGACAACGGCTGGGCCTCCATCGAGGACGCCGGTTACGGCAAGGGCTATGTCGCGGCGCTGAACCTGTGGCGCCAGTACATCGATGGCCTGAACGCTCTGCGTGACGACAAGGGCATGACGGTGATCCAGATCGCCCACACCGACATCAAACGTTTCGACAGCCCCGAGCACGACCCCTACGACCGCTACACGATCAAGTTGCACGCCCGCGCCGCCGCCCTGGTGCAGGAGCACTCGGACATCGTGCTGTTTGCCAACTACCGCATCAGCACCGTCAAGGCCGACGTGGGCTTCAACAAGAAGGTCAGCCGCGCAGTCGGCTCCGGCGAGCGGGTGATCCACACCACCGAGCGCCCGGCGTTTCTGGCCAAGAACCGCTACGGCCTGCCCGACACCTTGCCGCTGGACTGGCAGGCCTTCGCCCAGGCCATGCCCGAAGCCATCCAGCCCCTGCTCATGACCGCCCCGGTCGCCCCACACGCCACCAACGCCTGAATCAAGGAGAACAAACCATGGCCATTTTTGCGCAAACCTTCGATGCCAACTCGGTTGAGCCCAGCAACTTTGATGTTTATCCCGCAGGCAAGTACCTGTCGCAGATCGTTTCCAGCGAGATGCGCCCGACCAAGGACGGTCGCGGCCAGTACCTGTTCCTGGAACTCGACATCCTCGAAGGCCCGTTCGCCGGTCGCAAGCTCTTCGACCGCCTGAACCTGGTCAACGACAACCCCGACACCGTGGACATCGCCACCCGCACGCTGTCGTCCATCTGCCGCGCCACCGGCCAGATGCAGGTCAAGGACTCCGAGCAGTTGCACCTGATTCCGCTGATTGCCGATGTGCGGGTGCGCCCGCCCAAGGGCCAGTACGGCGAGTCGAACTCNATCCGNTACNTGCCNAGGAACGCGGCTGCNGCACCGGCCACCCGTGCCCCTGTCGCCTATGCCAGCGCCCCGGCACCCGCGACGGCACCTNCNCCGCAACCTCAACCNGCCACGCCCNTGGCGCCGGCCGCCGGTGGTTTGCCCTGGCAGCGNCAGCCTTGAGGAGACGACTGCCATGACCGAACTGCATTCCCCATCGGCCACGGCAGCGCTGCCCGACACCCCCGAAGGGTGCCGGGCACGGCTGGCCACCCTGCACAGCGAGATCGCTGCGATTCGCGTGCAGATTGCCACCGCTGACCTGCGCCGCCAGGCCCACAAACAGGCGCTCGACGCCGAATGGTTCCACCGCGCCAAGACCGCGCTGCGCCTCAAAAAGGAGGAGGCTGCGCGCCTGTCAGCCCGCCTGATCGCACTGACCCCCAAAGCCAAATCACCCCGCGAGCGTTTCAAGGACGCCCTGATCGAGGCCATGCGCGCCGAGTGTGATGACGCACGCTGGGCCGCGCTGTTGCAACGCGCCCGGCTGCTACACGACCACCAGGAGGTGAGCCATGGCTGAGTTGCCCACCCTGAGCAGCCCTACCCGCGATGCGATCTTCGCGGCCTACGAAGCGCAGGCAGGCGACGGCTTTCGTCCGCACCTCGGGGCCTCCTTGATCGGCAAGGACTGCGAACGTGCCCTGTGGTTCGACTTCCGCTGGACGACCGTCCGCCAGCATCCGGGGCGTCTGCTGCGCCTGTTTGAAACCGGCCAACTGGAGGAAACCCGGCTGGTGCGGAACCTGCGCAGCATCGGTGCCACGGTGCTGGAGGTCGATCCCGAAACCGGGCGGCAGATCCGTGTGCAAGCCCATGGCGGTCACTTCGGCGGCTCGCTCGATGGCATTGCCCTGGGTCTGCCGGAAGCACCCAAGACCTGGCATGTGCTGGAGTTCAAGACGCATTCGGCCAAGAGCTTCAACGACCTGGTCAGCAAGGGCGTGCGCGGCTCCAAACCGCAGCACTTTGCCCAGATGCAGACCTACATGCACCTGACCGGGCTCACCCGGGCGATGTACCTGGCCGTGTGCAAGGACACCGACGAGCTCTATGTGGAGCGCATCGAGCACGACGCTGCTTACGCCCAGGGGCTGCTGGACAAAGCCCAGCGGGTGATCTTCGCCATGCTGGCGCCAGAGCGCATCAGCAACGATCCGGCCTGGTACCAGTGCCGGCTGTGCGACCACGCGCCGGTGTGCCATGGGCAGGCCGCAGCTGAGGTCAACTGCCGCACCTGCCTGCATTCCACCCCGGTCGACGGCGGCTGGCACTGCACCTTGCACCAGCGCGCCTTGAGCGAGGCGGACCAGCGCGCGGGTTGTGCGCAGCATCTGTATCTGCCGGCGCTGGTGCCGGGTGAGCAGATCGATGCGGGTGACGGCTGGGTGGAATACCTGTTTGGCGAGGGCCTGCGCTGGCGCGATACGGGCTTTGACAAGGTGGGCAGCGCTGGCTCGGTCGTGGAGGGCGCGCCATGAGCCTCTCCTTACGTTACTACCAGTCGGCTGCCATCCAGGGTATCTACGCCTACTTCGAGACCCAAGCTGGAAACCCCTTGATTTGCATCCCTACCGCTGGGGGCAAATCCTTGGTCATGGCGAGCTTCGTCGAAGGCGTGCTCAAGGCCTGGCCCGATCAGCGCATCCTGATCGTGACCCATGTCCGCGAGCTCATCGAGCAGAACCACGCTGAGTTGAAACGCCTGTGGCCCGAGGCGCCGGCCGGCATCTACTCGGCGGGCCTGAAGCAGCGTGACATTGCCGCCCGCATCCTCTTTGCCGGCATCCAGTCCATCCACCGCAAGCTGCGGGAAGTGGGCCACTGCGACTTGGTGCTGATCGACGAGGCGCACCTGATCCCGCGTGCCTCCAACACCATGTACCGGCGCGTTTCTGGATGGTCTGAAACGCCAGAACCCGCTCTTGAAGGTGATTGGCTTCACTGCCACGCCCTTCCGGCTCGATTCCGGCCGGCTGCACGAGGGCAAGGATGCGATCTTCACCGACATCGCCTTCGAGGTCTCGGTGCGCGAGTTGATCGACGCCGGCTACTTGGCACCGCTGGTCTCCAAGCGCATGGCAACCCAGCTCGATGTCAGTGGGGTGGGCACCCGTGCGGGTGAGTTCATTGCCAAGGAGCTTGAAGCTGTCATCGACCAGGATGCCATCACGGCCTCGGCGGTCGAGGAGATTCTGGCCTACGGGCACGAGCGTAAAAGCTGGCTGGTGTTCTGCGCCGGGGTCGATCACGCCTTCCATGTGCGCGATGCTTTGCGTGCCAAAGGGATCGCGTGCTCGACCATCGTCGGCGATACGCCCAGCGAAGAGCGCGAAGCGCTGATCCAGGCATTCAAGGCCGGGCAGATCCGGTGCCTGACCAACGCCAATGTGCTGACCACCGGCTTCAACGCGCCCGGCGTGGATCTGATCGCCATGCTGCGGCCCACTCAGTCGGCGGGCTTGTATGTGCAGATCGTCGGGCGCGGCTGCCGCCTGGCTCCGGGCAAGAGTAACTGCCTGGTGCTGGATTTCGCCGGCAACATCGCCCGCCATGGCCCCATCGATGCCATCCGACCCAAACGCCCGGGCAAGGGCGAAGGCGAGGCGCCCGTGAAGGATTGCCCGGCCTGCCAGAGCATCGTGCATGCGTCGGTGCGTACCTNNCCGGACTGCGGNNATGTNNTTCCGCCCCCGGCGCCCAAGCTCGAAGCCAAGGCCAGCACGCTCGATCGTGGTGAGCAGCCCCAAACCCCAGTGGATCGAGGTCAGCCGGGTGAGCTACGCGCGGCACGACAAACCCGGCAAGCCGCCGTCCTTGCGGGTGGACTACTGGAGTGGCCTGACTCACCACAGCGAGTGGGTGTGTATCGAGCATCCGGGTTATGCACGCCGCAAGGCGGTGATGTGGTGGGCGCGGCGTGCGCCGGGGATGCCCAGCTTGCCGATGCCGGAGACGGTTGAAGAGGCATTGCGGTTGACCGACCGACTGCGTTGCCCAGTCCAAATTGCGGTGCGTGCCCAGGGCCGCTACACCGAAGTCATCGGAGTGCGCTTTCCGTGATCTGCGCCATTTGCCGGCGCGAAGCCCGAGGGTTCGGCTTTGCGCCCCGTCTGATCCGTGTCCAGGCACCCACCGTCAAGCTGTGCTCGATGCGCTGCCTGGACCTTGCTGCGAGGTTAAAGGGAATGATTGATCCCAACACACATGAACTGAATGCACTGGCCGCTGCCGGTGCCGAGGGCGGCGCCTATGTCGAGTCGCTCGGGAAGACCGATCTGGCGCGCTTCACCGCCCAGGAGTGGGACACGCTGGTCGAGGTGATCGTCACCGCCTTCCAGGATCACCTGCGCGAGGCCTATGCCGACGATCCGCCGTTCTGAGGAGCCCACCATGACGACACCGAATTACATGGCGCAGCTGGGGGCCACTCTGGTGGACCGGGGCTTTCCGATCCTGCCCATCCAGCCACGCAGCAAAAAACCGGGCATGTATCGCCAGGGCGCCTGGCACGACTATCCCAAGTGGAGCCGCCACTGCGAGCGCGCCACCACCGAGAACGAGGTCGACATCTGGGGCGACTGGCCCGAGTCGGGCATCGGCATTGCCGCTGGCCGGGTGATCGGCATCGACATCGATGTGCTCGATGCCGGTGTCAGTGCGCAGATCGAGGGCCTGGCCAAGCGCCTCTTGGGCGACACGCCGGCGGTGCGCATTGGCCGTGCGCCGAAACGCTTGCTGGTCTATCGCGCCGCCCAGCCCTTTGCCGGTTTCAAGTACCCGCCCATCGAAGTGCTGGGCCTGGGCCAGCAGTTCATCGCCTACGGCATCCACCCAGATACTGGGCAGGCCTACGACTGGCCGGTGGAGAGTTTGGCCGATCTGAACGTGAGCGACCTGCCGGCGATCACCGAGGCGCAAGCGCGTGAGTTTGCCCAGGAAGCCTACGTGCTGATCCCGGCCGCCTTGCGCCCCAAGAGTCTGAGCGTCGGGCAACGGGCCGCAGGCGAGTGCGCCAACCTGCCCGAGCAGCGCGGTACCTTCGCGGCGGTCGAGGATGCGCTCGGCTACATCGTCAATGCGGATCTGGACTACGACAGCTGGGTGCGCATCGGCATGGCGATCAAGGGGGCGCTGGGGGACGCCGGGTGGCCGCTGTTTGAGCGCTGGTCGGCGAGCTCACAGAAGTTCGAGCCCAAGACCACCGCCCAGGCTTGGCGCAGCTTTGCGCCGCAGCGCATCGGCGCCGGCACGCTCTACAAGTTGGCGCTGGACAACGGCTGGCATCCGGCAGCCGATCTGCAGCTCAACGGCGAGGTCGTCAGCGAGGGCGTGCATCCGGCCCGAGCCTTGCTGGAGGCCCTGCAGTCACCGGCGCCGACGGGATCAGCATCTGCCGCGAATGCAGGGAGTGTGCTGCCGCCTCCGAAGCCCTTACCCTCGGGCTGGGACCAGGTAGGGGGCGTGATTGGCGACATGATGGCCTTGATGGCGGCAACGGCCAAACGCCCACAGCCCGTGCTCGCGCTGGGGGCCAGCCTGTGTGCCGTCGGGGCGCTGATGGGGCGCAAGTACCGCACCGAGAGCAACATCCGCTCGAACCTGTATGTGGTGGGCATTGCCGAGAGCGGTGCCGGCAAGAACCACAGCCGGGTGGTGATCAACGAACTGTTCGCCGCGCCAACCTGCTGCAGTACCTGGGCGGCAACAAGATCGCTTCGGGCTCGGGGCTCTTGACCGCCATCCAGCGCCAGCCGGCCATTCTGTTTCAGCTGGACGAGTTCGGGATGTTTCTCTCGGCGGCGGCCGACCGCAAACGCTCGCCGCGCTATGTGTGCGAGGTGCTCGACCTGATGACCGAGCTCTACACCACCTCGGGCACGACCTACTTCGGCGTCGAGTACGCCAGCACCCAGCACAACGACGCGCACCGGGCAATCCACCAGCCTTGTGCCTGCATCTACGGCACGACCACGCCGCTGCATTTCTGGCAGGCCTTGCAGGCGGCCAATATCGCGGACGGGTCGCTGGCGCGCTTTCTGATCATGGAAAGCGAGGACGATTTCCCCGACAGCAACGAGGTGTTTGGGGTGATTGACCCACCGAAGTCGCTGATCGACCGATTGATCCTGATCCACGAAGGCGGTGGCAAGCTCAGTGGCAACCTGACCAACATTGGCGCCGTCGATGAGGTGCTGGTCGAGCCGCGTGTGGTGTCGATGACGCCGCAGGCGCGCGCTGCGTTTCGGCAGCTCGATCAAGAGTTGGTCGGGCAGCTGCGAACCTCGCGCGGCAGCGGTTACTCGTCGATCCTGGCACGCATTGAGGAGAACGCCACCAAGTTGGCGCTGATCCGGGCCGTGTCGCGCGATTCGGTTGATCCCCGGATCGAGGAGGATGACGCGGGTTGGGGAATCATGCTCTCGCGCCATTGTGCGGAGCTGACCATTCGGGAAGCCACGGCGCGGGTGTCGGAGAACCAGGTCGAGTCGCAGCACAAGCGGGCGATGCAGATCCTGCGGGACGCCGGACAGGCCGGTATGTCCAGGAGCGAGTTCACCCGCCGCACCCAGTTCATGGACCACCGCCAGCGCGAAGGGGTGTTGCGTACCCTGGCCGAGGCCGGGCTGATCGAGACGGTGATGCTGCAAAGCAAGGGGCGACCGGCCCAGTGGATCAAGGTTCTGTAGGGGAGGACGCCGCGCACACCATTCTTCAATACAAACTTCTTTCTTCCCTAGATGCCCCTCGCCAAGAGAGTAGATATTTCATTATTTATTTATTCATTCTCTATATCTCTCTGTCTGTCTACGGTGTTCTCCGTGTCTACAGGGGGTCTGTGTGTGTATCTCTACACAGGGCATGTGGCTTTGAAATAAGGGGGGAAGTGAAACAAGCACCTGCGGCGCAATCTGCCCCGGGTTGCGCAGCCGCTGTGGGCTGACCCGTCACAGCACGTACCCGTACCTCATCCCTGTCGGACATGAGGGAGTAGCACCGACCCTGACCCGGTCCGTGATCGCGCTCCTCCAGGTCGCTAACGCGTTCCTTGGAGGATCGATTGTGATCACCTCACTTGTCGCCCCGCATTCGGGGCTGGGGCAGCGTGCCCCGCAACCCACGCATTTCGTTTCACCACCCAAGGCTGTGGCTTCCAGCAGCGTGCTGCGCCACACGGTCAGCGCCACCCTCTGGCGGACNGTGCCCGGCTACCCCGCCTACGAAGTCTCGGTCGATGGNNTNGTGCGCCGCTGCCAGGGCTTTCGCTGCCGCCGCGCCCACCGGGTCCTGNTGCCCTTCNTNCGCCCCAACGGCTATGCCCAGATCCTCCTGTACCAAGGGGGCNAGCGCCGGCGCTTCGGGGTGCATCAACTCGTNGCGCTGGCCTTCCTCGGCCCCAAACCGTCGCCCCAGCACGAGGTGGCACATCTGGATGGCCAGCGCCTGAACAACCACGTCAGCAATCTCGCCTGGCTGCTGCCCATCGAAAACGATGCGCACAAGGACCTGCACGGCACGCGGCTGCGCGGCTCGCAGATCCACAGCGCCAAGCTTGTGGAAGCCCAGGTGGTGCTGATCCGCCAGGCGCTCGCCGTCGGCATCCGGCAGTGCGTCCTGGCACAGACCTACGGTGTCAGCGATTCGACGGTGAGCCTGATCGCCCGGGGCAAGACCTGGAGGCACGTGCAATGAGAACACTGGCACTGGACATGGGCTCACGCTGCGGCTGGGCCATTGGAAAAGCGGCAGAGCAGGGATCAGGCCAGGTGTGCTCAGGCGTCTGGGACATCGCCCCACGCCGGGGCGAATCGCCGGGAATGCGCTACCTGCACCTGCGGGCTCACCTGCAGCACGTGCGCGCCGCCTATCCCGATCTGGCGGCTGTGTTCTACGAGCAGGCGCATCACCGGGGTGGCGCTGCCACCGAGTACGCCGTGGGGTGCGTGGCCACCGTGCAGGCCTGGTGCGCTGAGCACGGCCTCGAACACGCGGCGGTGCACAGCGCCACGATCAAGAAACACGCCACCGGTAAGGGCAATGCACCCAAGGATGCGGTGATCGCTGCGATGCGCCGTCGTGGCTTTGCGCCCACCGATGACAACGAAGCCGACGCCTTGGCGCTGCTCGATTGGGCGTTTGCCCAGGGAGGTGCGCGATGAACCCCAGCTGCATCAGCACCGAGCGCTGGCGTCCGCCGAAACCACGGGTCGGCCAGCGCGCCCTGGAAAAAGTCCTCAACCGCCACACCGCTGTGAACTGCCCCGAGTCGCGTCTGTTGGTCGCGGTGATCAGCGCCGCCATCGTTGATTGCCTGTCCTTGGGCAAGGGCGTCAGGCGCGAAGCCCGGCGCTTCCTGCTGGGCAATGACCTGGGCTTGTGGTGCGACTGGGTCGGCCTCAACCCGGACTTCGTGCGCCGCATCGCCCACCAGGCCGGCTATCTCGCTGACGAGCAGCAGCACTGGGAAGGCGGGCATGCCCAGGCACCCGTCCAAGCCCAGCACCCAACCGCCATCCCGAATCCCGAAGGAGCATCCGAATGAACCCCACCTCTGTTTCCATCCCCTGCGCCCTCGGGCGCCTGGCGCCGGCGTCACCCGCCAGCAGCGACGAACTGCGCGCGATGCGTGCAGCGGCCTGGCACAAGCAAGGCATCGTCGTTGTGCCGCTGGAGGACATCTACGACGAGTGGGACCGGGCGTTCCTGTCCGGTATCGCCACCAAGCTCTACGGTGCCCGAACTACCTCGACGAAGCACAGCCGCCCCTGGCGCGAAGGCGAAGTCATCGACCGGGGTGATGGCGAGACCTGGACGGTGGTGGCGACCACGGGCAAGTGCGTCACGGTACAGCGCAGCCGCGATGGTGCGCTGGCCACCCTCGGGCAACTCTGGGAGGGCCGGCCATGACCAAGAAGACACAACGTGCCCGGGCGGCAGCCCTGAAGAAGCCGCACATCGGCGAGGAGCACATCCGCCCGGACGGCAGCGTGATCCGCTATGTCCGCGAGGAGGACGATGACCAGAAGCCGGTCGACCACTACCGCACCGTGGACACGCTGGCGCTGATGCTCCGAAACGGCAGCATCACTGGTGCCATGCACGATGCCGGCCAGCAGTTCTCGCAGGACTTCGCGCGGGCGTTCGGCAGCGGTGTCGCCAGTCCCAAGCTCGATGGACTGCCGGGTGGCACAGCACCTGGCCAGATGATGGTCGAGAAGAACGCCGGCGCTGCGCGGGCCGTGCGGGATGCACTGGATGCGGTGGGCGGCAACAGCAGTCCAGCGGGATCGGCGCTGTGGTACGTAGCGGGGCTGCAGATGTCGATCCGCGATTGGGCATTGCGCGATGGCTGGAACGGTAAGCGTGTACGAGAAAAACGAGGCCAAGGNNATCCTGGTCGCGGCGCTCGGGGTGCTGGCTCGGTACTACGGGTATGAGCGTTCAGGGCCACGGACGCATCGCACGGCGCACCGGAGCGTGATCTCACCATGATCCGGGTTGGCTGCCTGCTCGCTGGCAAGTGGGCAGCCTTTTCCGCGCTCCAAGTGGCGTCAATGGGAACGTATGTGTTACCATTTTGTCGATGAGCTACCAAGTCAAAGAACTGCTCCTGCCCGATGGAAGCAGCCCCTACGCAGCATGGTTTGCCACACTCGACACGATGGCTGCTGCCAAGGTCAGTGTGGCCGCTGCCCGGATGGAACAGGGCAATCTGTCGAATGTGGAGTGGTTCCGGGGCATTGGCGAGTACAAAATCGACTGGGGGCCGGGTTACCGCATCTACCTGGCCAAGGACGGTCTGAAGATCATCATCCTGATCGGTGGTGGCACAAAGAAGGGCCAGCAAAAGGACATCGATGAGGCGGTGGCTTTGTGGGAAGACTACAAACGCCGCAGGGCACAAACGAAAAAAGGAGCGTGAACCATGGCACTGACCCGTGATTTCAAAGAAACCGTGGCTGCCCGTGTGCAGAGCGATCCGGCTTTTGCCCAGGCGCTGCTCGACGAGGCGATCACCCTGTTCATCGATGGCGAGCCCGACACGGCCAAACTGATCCTACGCGACCTAGTTAACGCGACGGTCGGGTTCGAGTCGCTGGCCGAGGAGATCCACAAGCCGGCCAAGAGCCTGCACCGGATGCTGTCGGCCTCGGGCAATCCAACCATGAGCAACATCTCGGCGATCTTCGCCGCTATCAAGCGTGCGCTGAAGGTTGAAGTTCGCACCAGCGTGGTCATGGCGTAGTTGGTGTCGGGATGCGTGCCAAACCGCGCAGCGAGGCCTTGGGAGCCATTCACGAGACGATGCGGGCCTTGCATCAGATCGGTGCTGTGAACCGTGAAACCATGGACGAATTCGACAGGGCGTGTATGACTGAGGCAATGCCAGGACAACTGAGCGAGCAGCAGGCAGCGGACTATCTGAACGTCTCGGTGGCGTTTCTTCGCCAGCAAGTGCAGGCCGGAGAGTTGGCGTGCGCCGATCAGCCTGGCGGTCCGCTTCTGAATCGCCGCGATGTGGTGGCCTACAAGCAACGCGTGGATGCACAGCGTCGTCAGGCGCTGGACGAGCTCGCCGAACAAGCCCAGGAACTGGATATGGGCTACGACGTGCGTTGATGTAAAAAAATTCAGCGGGTTTTGCAAAACCTGATTGAATCCCGTCCGGACACAAGGTACAGTAATCCCGTACTGCTAATAACTGCGCCCACCCGATTCGTTCCGGTGGGCGTTGTCGTTTCTGGGCCTGGCAAACGCCACGTGCCAACCTTCTCCAACCCCGGAGACTCCGTCATGAAACTCCTCATCACCCGCCCGGTGGTCATCACTGGCGCTGGCGGCGTGCGCTCGTTCGTCCCCGGCCTCACGGTCGAGGTCGATGTGCCGACTGCCGAACAGATCATCGCTCAGCAGGCTGGCATTGCCGTGAAGGATGTCGCCAATGCTGACGCCCCTGCCACCCCACGCCGCAAGAAAGCCGCCGATGCTGAAACTTGATGTCGCCGCCGACGTAGCCAAGGCCACCGAGCATCTCTCCGAGCTGGCACAGCAGCATGTGCCCAACGCCGCTGCCAAAGCCCTGACTCGTACTGCCTTCGATGCGCGTGATGCGGTGCGCGACGGTCTGCCGGTACGCTTCAACCTGCGCCGACCCTGGGTCAGGTGGGGCATCGGTGTCACGCCGGCCAAGCCGCGCACCCTGATGGCCGAAGTCTGGTCGCGGGATCGCTTCATGGCGACGCAGGAGACCGGTGGCACCAAGACCGGCAAACTGGCGATCCCGGTCGGCCCGATGGCACAGACCGCCCAGACCCGCGTCATCCCCAAGAGCCAGTGGCCGGGCCAGGTGATGGCGAAGAAGAACGTCTTCTACCACGCCGGTACCGTCTTCGAGCGGCGTGACGAGAAACGCATCCTAGCCTTGTACCTGCTGCGCAAACAACAGAAGGTCGAGCCGCGTTTCGGCATGGCTGACACGGTGCGCAGCGTGGCGCTGAAGGAGTACTACCGGCAGATGGAGCGAGCCCTGCGGGAAGAACTGGCGAAGGGGTGATCTCGGCAGCGAAGTCTTTTCGAGTGGCTACTGGTAGAGATCCTTGAACAACAGAATCGTGTCGCGCACCTTCTGACTCTGGCGTTTCCTTCTTTTCCGAAAGACTCTCGATGAAGCCGGTGCGCTGGTAAAAGTTCAGTACCGCCTCCTGGTTCACTGCATCGACAGTCAGCAGGCGCACTGCGAACGGCGCGGTGGAGACGATACCGCAGATCAGATCGATGATCGCTTTGCCGATGCCGCTGCGTTGCAGTTCGGACATCACGGCCAGCTTGGTGATCTTGACGGCCGGGTAGTAGCTGATCGGCACATCGAAGGGCAGCCCCAGGTCGGTGCGCTCACCACCACTCAGGTGCACCGAGTCGGCCGTCAGGCTGAAGTAGGCAACCGGGATAGCGTAGTCGTCGGCAAACACGACGACTGTGCTGGTCAGGCCATGCGCATCGTAATCGCGCGCATCATCGTGCAGGAATTCGTCGAGTTGGGCGCGACCACAAGAGAACTGCTTCAGTACCTCGTCTTCAACATCATGGATGTGTCGAAGGGAGAGACTGTCTCGATCAATGGCCATTCGCCTTGGTAGGCAACGGCCGGGCGAAGGCCTGGCGCGCAGACTCGGCCAGAGTCGCCAATTCGCAGCGGCGCTTTTCAGTCAGCGTGACGCCACCGACGGCCCTCAACAAGGCTCGGCTGGCTTCCACGCCCAACTTCGGGGTCGCTTTGAATGCTGCGGGTTTCATTAACTTGCTCCAAATAGAACGTCACCCATGCCAAGGTGACGGCCGTGATTATCCGCCAATTAGCCGGGGCGGGCAAATTCCATACGGGTGGGATGATGGGGTGTAGTTGGAAAACTGAAAGTTGGTAGCTCCGAATCGCGTCAGAACGGCTTCTGAGCGACCTTGCACCTCGGACATCGCCGAGCATTGCCGAGAGCGCAATCGCTTCTCTGGCGATGATTAACGGGTCCTCCCGGGCCATCTAAAAAGCGGGGGCCGCGCGCAGCGCGGCGCTTGCCTAGCGTCAGACTCAAAAAATAGGTGGTCAGGTGGTCGGTGGTCACCCGGGCTGCCATCGAATGCTTGGAGGTTCCGATGAGCATGAGCTTGCGTGCCTACGCCCGGCATCGTGGCGTGGCGCTGTCCGCCGTCCAGAAGGCGATTGCCAGTGGGCGCATCCATCCCGAACCCGATGGAAGCATCGATCCAATCAAGGCCGATGCCCAATGGGATCGGCACACGCGAACCGCCCAGCCGACCACCCCGAGGGTGACCACCGCCCGACCACCACCGGTGTCCCAACCCGCTGCACCGCCGCCGATGCCCCAGGCCAGCGACGATGCCCGAGGTGTCGATTACCACAAGGCCCGGGCCGTGCGCGAAACCTACTCGGCCCGCCTGGCCAAGCTCGAATTCGAAGAGCGCACCGGCAAGCTGATCAGCAAGGACGAGGTCGACATCAAGTATTCCAGCTGGCCGCCAGCTGCGGGATCGGATGCAGCAAATCCCGCGCAAGGTTGCGCCCGAGATCGTCGCCCTGGTGGTGGCCGACCCGGATGTGCGCGGTGTCACCGACATCTTGGATGTCGCCATTCGTGAAGCCCTGGAGGATCTGGCCCGATGAAGAAACACCCGATCAAAACCCACCCGATGTGGAACCCCGAAGAACCCGCCTACGCCGATGTGGGCGATGTGGTCGGCAAAGCCTTCGCAGCGGGCCTGCGCCCCGATCCTGTCGAAGAGCCTGTGTCGGCAGAGCGGCCATCTGAGCTTCTCGAAATCTTGGTGCGCGACACCCTGCGCCAGCACCTTGATGCGCTGATTCCTATCGTCGCCCGCGAGATCGCGCAGCGCCTGCGCTGACTTCTTCGTCAGATCCCCCTGACGAATGTTTCAACACTTTCGTCGAGGGTCATCCATGACGACTGCCTTCACTCCTGCCATGGCCAGCCGCATCGAACTGTGGCCGCTGGACCGACTCAAGCCCTACGCCAAGAATGCGCGCACCCACTCCGATGCACAGGTGGCACAGATCGCCAGCAGCATCGTCGAGTACGGCTTCACCGCGCCGCTGCTGGTCTCGGGTGATGGCGGCATTCTGGCTGGACATGGTCGCCTGGCGGCTGCGCAGAAACTCGCGCTCGATGTCGTGCCGGTGGTTGTCCTGGATCACCTCACGCCCACTCAGCGCCGCGCCTACATCCTGGCGGATAACCAGTTAACGCTGCAGGGCGGATGGAATGAAGAGTTGCTGGCTGCCGAACTGGCCGAGCTGTCTGCCGCCGGGTTCGACCTAGCGCTGACTGGTTTCAGCGACGACGAGCTGGCCAGTCTGCTCGATGAGGCCGATCCGGGCGACGAAACAAATCCGCCAATTGGCGGATTTACCGAAGACGCCGACGAGGACATTCCGCAGGCACCAACCAACCCGATCAGCCGAGCCGGCGACATCTGGCAACTGGGTGCGCACCGTTTGATCTGCGGCGACTCAACCGACCCGGCCGTGGTCGCTGTGCTGATGGCCGGCGACCGGGCGAGCCTGTGCTTCACCAGCCCGCCCTACGGCCAGCAGCGCAACTACACCCAGGGCATCGCCGACTGGGATGCGCTGATGCGCGGCGTCTTCGCCAACCTGCCGATGGCAGGCGACGGCCAGGTGCTGGTGAATCTGGGTCTGATCCACCGCGACAACGAGTTCATCCCGTATTGGGATAGCTGGATCAGTTGGATGCGCACGCAAGGCTGGCGACGCTTTGGCTGGTACGTCTGGGACCAGGGGCCGGGGATGCCGGGAGACTGGGCTGGACGTCTCGCACCCGCCTTCGAGTTCATCTTCCACTTCAACCGCCAAAGCCGCAAGCCCCACAAGATCGTGCCGTGCAAGCACGCCGGCCAGGACAGCCACCTGCGCGCCGATGGCAGTTCCACGGCGATGCGCGGCAAGGATGGTGAAGTCGGTGGCTGGACCCATGCCGGGCAGCCCACCCAGGACACCCGCATCCCGGACAGCGTGATCCGGGTGATGCGCCACAAGGGCAAGATCGGTCGGGACATTGATCATCCGGCCGTGTTTCCGGTGGCACTACCTGAGCACATCTTGCTGGCGTACTCGGACCCGGGTGACATCGTCTTCGAGCCCTTCGGTGGCTCCGGCACCACGATCCTGGCCGCCCAGAAGACGAATCGCGTGGCCCGCGCCATCGAACTGGCCCCGTCCTACACCGACGTGGCGGTCAAGCGCTTCCAACAGAACCACCCTGACATCCCGGTGACCTTGCTGGCCACCGGGCAGACCTTTGCCGAGGTCGAACAAGCACGCCAAGCAGAGCGATTGGAGACGGCAGATGCAGATGAATGAGATCAAGTTCGAGCACTGGCAGACCAGCCGGCTGTTGCCGTATGCCAGAAACCCCAGGAAGAACGATCACGTCGTCGATCAGATGGCGGCGGCCATTACCGAGTTCGGGTTTCGCATCCCGATCATCGCCAAGAGCACAGGCGAGGTGGTCGACGGCCATCTGCGTCTCAAGGCTGCTTTGCGACTGGGGCTGGAGACGGTGCCGGTGATCCTGGCCGATGACCTGACGCCAGCGCAGATCAAGGCGTTTCGCATCCTGGCCAACCGCTCGGCCACCTGGGCGGACTGGGATGACGATCTGCTGCGCCTGGAACTGGAGGAATTGCAGCTCGGCGACTTCGACCTGGCATTGACCGGTTTCGACGCCGACGAGCTCCTGGAGAGTCATGGCGGGTGAGGAGACCACCAGCGAGGGCAACACCGACGAGGATGCTGCTCCCGAGGTGCCGGAGACACCGGTGTCCAAGCCTGGCGATGTCTGGATCATGGGCCAGCACCGGCTGCTGTGTGGCGACAGCACCAATGCTGCGAGCTACACGCTGCTGATGGCCGGCGAGAAGGCAACGATGACCTTCACTGATCCGCCCTATGGGGTCAACTATGCCAACAGCGCCAAGGACAAGATGCGTGGCACGAACCGCCCGATCTTGAATGACAACTTGGGCGAGGACTTCGAAACCCTTCCTCAAGGCGGCGCTCACCCCGATGATCGCGCACTGCCAGGGGGCGATCTACATCGCCATGTCCTCCAGCGAACTGGACACGCTGCAGTCCGCCTTTCGGGCTGCCGGCGGCAAGTGGTCGACCTTCATCATCTGGGCCAAGAACACCTTCACGCTGGGGCGCTCGGACTACCAGCGCCAGTACGAGCCGATCCTGTACGGTTGGCCCGAGGGCGCCACCCGCCACTGGTGTGGTGACCGCGACCAGGGGGACGTGTGGCACTTCAACAAGCCGCGCGTCAATGATCTGCACCCGACGATGAAGCCCGTGGAGCTGGTCGAGCGGGCCATTCGCAACTCCAGCCGGCCCGGCGATGTGGTGCTCGACCCCTTTGGCGGCTCGGGCACGACGCTGATCGCCGCTGAGAAGTCGGGGCGTCAGGCGCGGCTGATTGAGCTCGATCCCAAGTACGTCGACGTGATTGTTCGCCGCTGGCAATCGTATGCCGGGGCGCAGGCAGTCCGCGAAGCCGATGGGGTGAAGTTCGATGATCTGGTCGGCCAGCAGGCGGATACCGCCGACGCCAGCGATGTGATGGATGCCGAGGAGGCGCTGTGAAGCAGTCGCGCTGGATGTCTCTGGTGGAGGCCGTGACCAATGTGCTGGTCGGCTATGGCGTGGCGGTGGCGACCCAGTGGGCGGTGTTTCCGCTGTTTGGTCTGCACGCCACGCTGCAGGAGAACTTGGCTATAGGCCTGATCTTCACAGCCGTGTCGCTGGTTAGGAGCTACCTGTTGCGTCGGGCCTTCGAGGCCTGGCGGGTCAAAGCGCCAGCGGCTGCTGCTCCCACAGCGCTGTGCCATCGGTGCTCAACCACAGACGTTCCACAAAATAGTCCCGCGCCATCATTTCGATGACCGACTCGCCCGTGGGGCGGGTGGCAGTTCGGCCGGTGGGCAGGTAATGACGTTCCTGGTGGGTAACGGCCACGATGGTGCGACCGCGCCACTCCAGACCGATCAGGCACTGGCCGCGTGGCCGCTGGTTGGCGTCAAAGCGCTGGGCGCGCACCGTGCGGGTCATGGCTCAAGCCGCCAGGGACTCTTCGATGATCTCGCAGTGGATCACAAAGCCCGTCAGGTAAGGCATGCCCTTGGGGATGCCGTACTGCTTGCTGGTGCTGCGGCCAATCGTCCAGCCCATCCAACGCTGCGTGGCTGCGTTGATGGCGTCGGCCAGGGTGGCGCCTGTGTAGAGGCCGTTTTGCACATCGTCGGCAAAGTGGCGGCCGTGGCGGCTGTCGAGGAAGGTGCGGACCGATTCGAGTGGCTGGCCGGTAGCGTCCGAGATGGCGGTCATGGCCAGTGGCCATGCGGCTTCGGCCTGCTCGTTCATCGTGCCGTAAAGGCCCCAATCGGTGACGGTCGAGGCGGGAATCTGTGTTGAGGTGATCATCGTTTTCTCCTTCGGGTTGATCGTTGCGACACCCGTAGATTCGCGCTGTCCCTGATGGAAGCCAAGCGCTTATTCGATCTTTTTGCGCTTGGCTCGGGGTTCCTTATTCCATCGTGTCGGCACGCACCAGTTCGGCTTGCGCGCCGGCGATCAGGTCCAGGCGCACGTTGTTGGGCACGTAGGTGGCCAGATGGCTCAGCGTCCAGTTGAGGACATTAGCCTTGTCTTTGAGCGACTCGGCTTCGTCGTAGCGGGCGATGTAGCGGTCGAGTTCTTCCAAGGCGCGCTGCATCGTGGCGCGGGCGTTGGCAAGCGCATCTCGGCCACTGGTTTCGGCGTAGTGGGCTTGAAATTCGCGGGGGGTGTTCATGGTGTGCTCTCCTTTGGGTTGATCGTTGCGACACCTGTATGAACGCGCTTCGGGCCACTGAAGCCAAGCGACTCATCAATCATTTGGGTCACTGGTCTGCCAGTCTGTCGAGGATGCGCAAGGCGGCGGGATCGCCCGACAGCGCCCGGCGCAGGGTGTGGATCGCCAGCTTCCGCGACACCTCCGGACGCCGGTTGTCGATCAGCCAGCCGATTGCCTCGGCCTGATTGCTGGCCAGCTCTGGCGTTTCCTCGCCGATGCCCACATACCGTCCGTAGGCGCTGCCCGAGGGATCGACAAACACAGTTGTGCGCCCTGGCGCGCTGACAGCCACCACGCGCCGGCACCCATCCCCGTGCCCGCCGAGTCCGGCCAGCCAGTCCCGATCCTGCAGCAGCGTGTTGGCGAAGGCGTCGTATTCAGCCTCGGTCAGTTCCTTGTGCAACTCGATCTCGATGGGCTCAAAGGGAGCACTGGGGTCGGTGTTGTGCAGCACTTCGTCCAGGCTGTAGGGCTTGCGGGCAAAGCGGGCACGTTGCAAGGTAGCTTGGGTGGTTGCTGGGGTCATCATTCTCTCCTGCGCAGGGTCAGCAGCGGGCGGGCTGGATCAGCGCCAAGGCGGCCTTGAGTTGCTGCCTGAGCTTGCAGATCCGGTCATCCATCGTGCCGACGGCGTTGAGCAGGATTTCTTCCGCCTCCGCATCACACTCGGCAGCGGCAAGCTGGCTGACGCAATCGTCAATCATGCCGGTCAGATGGTTGATCGTATCGGCCATCTGCAGCGCTTTTTTGTGGGCCTGGGATTTCATGGTGGTCTCCTGGTGTTGATTGTTTCGACACCCGTAGATTCGCGCTGTCCCCGATGGAAGCCAAGCGCCATCTCCATCTTTCTGCGCTTGGCCGTCGCATCGGGGTTGATCACGCCACAGCTTCTTCGGCGATGCGGTAGAGGCGCTGTCCTGCGCCCGGCGTGCCGGCCGGACCTTCGATCTTTTCGGAGACGATGGTCAGGCCCAGTTTCTTCTTGAGTGCGCCGGCAAAGGTCCCGCGCACTGTGTGGGCTTGCCACGATGTGGCCTCGCAGATCTGCGCAATGGTGGCGCCCTCGGGGCGTTTGAGCATCTCGATCACCAGCGCCTGCTTGCTGTTGCCCGGGCCACGCTTCGGGCCGACATCGGGCCGATCCTGTTGCCAGCTGGCCTCGGCGGCGGTGACTGCGGCCTCCAGTTCCGGGTCGACGGCCAGGGGCGGCGTGGCAACGCGGGTGGCCACCGTCGGCGGCAGGACATCTTCCGGCTGCGCCTCGCCCTTGATGATGGCGATGGCTGCCGGCGTGATGCGCCACTGACCGCCTTGCTGCTCGATCAACCCGCGCTGGGCGAGGCTGGCGATCATCTTCAGCTTCGCGCCGCCCTTCAGGGTGAGCAGCGGTTCGATCAATCCGCCGGCGTCGCAATGTGCACGGGTGATGAGGTCCAGTTGGCGTTCGGTGATCGGGGTGGTTTGTGCGGACATGGTCTTGCTCCTTGTGAGTGATGTGAGGGTCAGGCGGCTTGCTGGCTGGTCGGTTGATCAGCCGTTTTGAGGGCGGTGCTTTGGCCTGCGGCCAGGCCTGCTTGGTAGGCCGCCACCAGGGCGCTTTGGACGGCCCAGACGCTGACGTCGTGGAAGTCCAGGCGGTCGCTGTTGCGGGTTTGCAGGGTCTCAATGAAGAGGTGGTCCAGGGCGATCTGGGCGAGCAGCAGGTCCAGTTGCTGGGTGGCTTGGGTGGCGGTCTTGCTGGCGGTTTTGCGCATGGCGGTTCTCCTTGGTGTGGGTTGTTTCGATGTCTGTATGAACGCGCTTGTCGTCAGAGAAGCCAAGCGCCGGTTCGATCTTTCTGCGCCTGGCTGGCCCGTCAAGTTCGGCTGGCCTTGAGCACCTGAATGCCGGCGTGCGCCAGGCTCAGGGCCGCGCTCTGGAAGGCCACATGCGCCACCGTCGGCGCCTCGCGCGCATCGGTGAGCAGTTCATCCAGCACTGGTCCGACCTGGGCGCGCATCGCGGCGCAGGCGGCATCCATCTGCGCGGTCGTGGCCTGGCGCACTTCCGGGTAGAGGCGCACCAGCAAGGTCAGGGCGGCTTCACCGAGTTTGTGGCCGAGGGTGTCGAGGGATTGGGTGGCGTGGGTGTTCACGATGGTCTCCAGGGGGTGGTCAGGCGGCGATGTGGCGCTTGGCCAGGTCGATCTCGGCAGGCAGCCACAGCGTGGCGATTTCTTCCTCCAGGGCTTGGCGCCGACGCTCGGCGATCTGCTGCAGGGCGTCGATCTGGGCGAGCAAGGCGAGGAGGTCGTCGCGCTGGCGCAGGATGGGCGTGCCGACCTCGGGCAGCTTGTCGATCCAGTTCAGGCGGGTGGTGTTGGCGGCGTTCATGGTGTGCTCCGTGGGCGTTGATGACGTCCGTATGAACGCGCTGTTGCCGATTGAAGCCAAGCGCCTTCGCCTCAATCGGCCGGAAAAAAGCCGATGTAGCGGAACTGGCTGCGCGTGCCATGACCGTTGCCGCGCATGCCGGAGTAGCCGATGTCGGTGATGTCCCGGGTGCTGTAGCGGTGACCTGGCGCCTGCGCCTTCAGCCAGAGGTGACCGCTGTGCGTCTTCTGGCCCTGCGTGGTGCGCAAGGCGATGCCATAGACGATCAGATACGTGTCCTGCGCCCCGACAAAGAGGCTGGCCTCGACCTCACGTTCTTCGCGGTTGAGGGTTAGCGGGATGCGGGTGGTTTCCATGGCGTTCGTTCCTGGCGGTGATGGATGACGTCTGTATGAACGCGCTGTTGCCGCCACCAGCCAAGCGTCTTCACCATCATTTTTGAATCGGAGTGACCCGTGTTCGACACTGCTGAATCGGCGGCGGCGTGGGTCGTGCAGTCCGCCTGGAAACGAGGGCTCGCGCCGGACCCCGTCCTCACCGTCGATGACTGGGCCAACCGCCACCGGATGCTCTCGTCGGTGGCTTCCGCCGAGCCAGGACGCTGGTCATCCACCCGCACGCCGTACCTGGCCGAGATCATGGCGGCCTTGTCGGTGACCTCGCGCGCCGAGCGGGTGGTGCTGATGAAAGGGGCTCAGTTAGGGGGCACAGAAGCGGGACTGAACTGGCTGGGCTACGTCATCCACCACGCGCCGGGGCCAATGCTGCTGGTGCAACCCACGGTGGAAGGCGCCAAGCGCGTCTCCAAGCAGCGCGTCGATGCGCTGATCGAAGCCAGCCCCGAGCTGGCCAGCCGGGTGAAAGACCCACGGTCACGCGACTCCGGCAATACCCAACTGATGAAGGAGTTTCCCGGCGGCGTGCTGATCATGACCGGTGCCAACAGTGCCGTGGGCCTGCGCTCGATGCCGGTGCGCTACCTGTTTCTCGATGAGGTCGACGGCTATCCCGGCGATGCCGATGGCGAAGGCGATCCGGTGGCACTTGCCGTCCAGCGCGCCGCCACCTTCGTCAATCGCAAGGTGTATCTTTGCTCAACCCCGACCCTGAAGGGTTTTTCGCGCATCGAGGCGGCCTACCTGGAGTCGGATCAGCGGGTGTTCGAGGTGCCCTGCGATCACTGCGGCGCACACAGCCAGATCCAATGGCGGGACATCCGCTGGCCCAAGGACAAGATGGCGGATGCCGCCTGGCACTGCCCGCAGTGCGATGGCATCCATCCCGAGTACCGAAAACCGGCGCTGCTCGCCAATGGGCGCTGGACAGCACGGGCCGAGGGCGATGGCAAGGCGGTGGGCTTCCATCTGTCGAGCCTCTATTCGCCGTGGCTGACCTGGGGCGAGATCGCCCAGGAGCACCACGCCGCCAAGGACGATCCGGTGCGGCTCAAGGTCTGGGTCAACACCAAACTGGCCGAGACCTGGGAAGACCGGGAGGGTGAGACCTTGGATGCGGAAGGCCTGATGGAACGCCGCGAGCCCTATGGACCAGCCATCCCTGCCGAGGTGGCACTGCTGACCTGCGGCATCGATGTGCAGGACGACCGGCTCGAACTCGAAGTGGTCGGCTGGGGCCGGGACGAGGAGTCCTGGTCCATCGACTACAAGGTGCTGTGGGGCGATCCCTCGGCGCCTGACACCTGGTCGCAACTGGATGCTTACCTCGGCAATCGTTTCGAGCACGAGACCCTGGCCAACGGCCTGACCATCGAAGCCGCGTGTCTGGACACTGGTGGCCACCACACCCTGGCGGCCTATGCCTTCTGCAAGGGCCGGGAGCGCAAGCGCATCTGGGCGATCAAGGGGGGCTCAGGCAAACGGCCGATCTGGCCCAAGCGNCCGAGCAAGGCNAACAAGGGCAAGGTCAATCTGTTCACGGTGGGCGTNGATGCNGCNAAGGAAGCCATCTACGCCCGCCTAAAGAAGTCAGACGCCGGCGCCGGCGCGATGCACTTNCCGCTGGATCGGGATGCGCAGTATTTCGAGCAGCTGACCGCCGAGCGGATTCGCACCCGGTATGTGAAGGGTTTCCCGCAGCGCTTCTGGTGGAAACCCGATGGCCGGCGCAACGAAGCGCTCGATTGCCGGGTGTACGCCTACGCCGCGCTGCACGGCCTGCTGTCGATGGGGCTGAACCTCAACAAACGGGTCGAGGCGCTGCCTCCCGCACCCGTCAATCGCAAGCCAGCCAGCAACGCCACGCCCGTGACGACTCCGATGACCGCCAGCCCGCGCCGTCGGCGCATGGCGATTTCCTCCAACTACCTCTGACACCGCCAGCCTCCCGCTGGCCGGGAGTGCTGTCCATGACCCTCGAACAACTCAAGGCCCAGCGCGAAGCCCTGCAGGCTGCGCGCTTCAATGGGGTGCTCACTGTGAAGGCCGGCGACAAGTGGGTGACCTACAAGTCGGATGCCGAACTGCAGTCGGCCCTGGGAGATCTGGAACGTGAAATCGCCAAGACAGAAGGCCGCCCGCGTGCGCGGCGCATCCGCACCTACGCCGGGAAGGGGTTGTGATGGGGATGCTCAA